GTAGAACCCCAACGAGTTGGTACTACTTTCACATCATATTTATCCAAATCAAATAAACTCTGAAGTAAATCTCTACTATGGTCACCATATCCACTCCTTGTAAAAACTGGTGCTTGAAATACTAATAATGGTTTGCTCATATTTTATTTTTTATTTTCCTGTTGAACCGAAACCTCCGGCTCCTCTTTCGGTATTATTTAATTCATTTACTTCTGTCCATTCTACGATTGGATGTGGTATGATTATAAGTTGACAAACTCTGTCTCCCACTTTATATGCTAGGGAATCAAGTCCATTAGATTTAACGAATGTTGCTTGAAGTTCTCCCCTATATCCAGCATCAACTACTCCAACTGAATTGCTTAAAATAAGTTCGGTATTTCTAATAGATGAACGCGGGAAAATTAAACCCATAAACCCATCTGGTATTTCTAATGCTATACCCAATCCGTATGTTATTTGAAATGTAGTATTCTCTTTAATTGATGTTGCTACCAAATCCATGCCCGCATCACTTTCTTTTGCGTAAAATGGGAGTATTGCATTTTCTTGTAACCTTTTTATATTAACTTTCATATTATTTTAATTTATATAATCCAAATCTATCTTTAGGTCTCCAATTTTGGAAAGCCGTTTCCATACCATCAGAAAGAGTTTTACACATATTTGTATGATTTAATCCACCTTCGTTTAACATCCATTCCCTGCCCGCTAAACCTCTCTTTTTACGGTCTTTCTTAGGAATATCATACCAATACTTCATTGCATCAGCAACATCGTAAATATCAACCTTATCATCAATAATATATGGTGTTGGTACTGAACCTACAAGGGTTTGAACTTTACTGAATACTGGTTTAACCCATTCTCCATATCCTAATTTATCTGCCCATACTCTCCAATCATGTAATGAACCAATTTTAACATAATCTTCTGCGGTTAATTCTTTACCATCTAATGTAAATCCGCATTGGTCTTGTAATCCGCCTGTAACATTTACAATAATAGGAGTTCCGGCCATTACCGATTCTGCAGTTGTTAATCCAAATCCTTCGTTACCTGCAATGTTAATAGTAGCATCTGATAAGTTATAGTACCAATTTAATTCCTCTTGTGAAATTCTACTTTCTGAGAACTTAACTTCATAATCTGGACAAATGGTTTCCTTTACTTTAAATAAATCTGTTCCATTTTGGTCAACCGGTTGGGTATGCATTATTAGACAAACCTTATCTCTATCTTCAATTGGTAATCCATCTACAAAACGTTTATAAGCCCAAATGACATCAGATGGTTGTTTTCGTTTAATGTTACGACTCATCCAAAATAGGACAAATTTATAATCCTTATCACCTAATACTCTTTTACGGAATTCATCAGGTACTTCAGCAGGTTTGAAAGTATTTGAGTTAATACCATGCGGTACATAGGATACTTGCCAATCTTCAAGGGGTTTGAATGTTGGTGAATCAGTTCGTTGTCCTACTCTTCGTACAATGCCATATGTTTGTCTAGAAATACATCCTAACCAATCACAACTCTCATAGTAATCTCTATTGTATTGAGGGTCTGGTAAATCATCCCAAATATGATAAAAGAAAATAGGTACGTTTTCACGTAATTCTGCTTCCATATCATATAACCATCTCCAATAACGAGGGTCGGTAAAGTGTAGGATTGCATCAGGTTGATGTCTCATTATTAACTCGCGTAAAATCTCAGCATCACCATAACCACTCCACGGAATGATTTTAACTGAAGCATCAAATACACCACTAATTTTTCTAGCATCATCACCCAAATCAATTTCTTTACCTTTTTCGGGATGTTCTACTGCTGCACCTAATTGTACCCAATCGTATTTATCTAATGTACCAAAAATTAATTCTTTTGATACAGTTGCTATACCAGAGGACATTCTGAAATCATCGGATAATAAAAGAATTTTCTTTTTCTTTCTTACTTCTGTCATTTACTTAAAATTAAAAATTAAAATTGTGAACCACTTGCGTGTAATCCTGAATACTCATTAATTTGAGTTCTAAAAGATTCGTCTTCAATATATTTGTTTAAAGAACGATTAACTAATTTTTGTAATGTGATGTTTGATTCAAACGATATTTGTTTGAATTTTGAATAAACATCTTTTACGATTTTGACCGTAGTCAGTTTGGTGTTTGTCATAACTCTCTCCTTTTATGTATTATTTATTATGTATAAATATATAAAAATATATAAAAGAGAAAAAAATTACTGCCAAATAGAACAAATTTTTCTGGATTTGAATTCACACCAATCACAAGCTTTTGATTTATTAGTAGGAAAATCAACTTGTTTTACTGCACCTACTTCATCATATACGGAATCAACAAACTCCATAAATCCCTTCCAAGCTGCATTGACTGATGGTTTCCCATTAGCGGGAACAAACTTAGATATACGTGGTATTGTAAACTCAGTCGTATCTGATATTTTTCTTTTTAGAATTTGATATTCAACCTCAATTTTATCTAATGGAACATTATACTTTTCTGAGTAAAACTTCTTATATAGAAGCATCTGAGATGTTTTAACCTTATCTGCTTTTTGATATTGATTCCAACCTCGTGTTGATGTTTTTAAATCAATGATAATAATTTTACCACTTGATACTTCCTTTAATACAATATCGATAAACCCAACAAAATTAACCCCTGGTCTTACTTCTGCGTTTAGGGGTAACTCAATTGAAACTAATTCGAATCCACTTTTAGTATAAAGTTTATCTAACTTAGTTTTAAAATAGTGTAGAATTTGTCTACCATCACCAAAGAATTCCTCTAATTCGATTTGAGTACATGGAGTACCTTCTGTCATTTTAGCCTTTTCAGTAGTAAAATGTTCTACTAACTTTTCTTTTAACATACCCTCTACATCCAATAGAAGTGCCTGTTTTTTCGAAACTCCGTACATAACGGAAAGAAAGTGTTGTATGGTTTCGTGCATTGCCGAACCAAAGATTGTATGGATATTTGCAGATGATTCACCTAACTTATCTATGTAACTTAGTTTGAATTGTTGTTGACAACCTGTCCACATTCCATATTGACTATAACTTACTCTTGCCATTATTTGTTTTTTTATACTATAAAGATACGAAAATTATTTGATATTACCAATTATTTTCGATATTATTTGCAATTCAATTTGTTTAAAATCGACACCATTTAATTTATTAACATCGGTATTGTTCATTTTATCCATTTCAGTTGTAAAGTGAAATAACCCCTCTACTGCGTTTTCAACATTATTAGTTAAATTGATGAATTTAATTAAATCCCGTAATTCATCAATGGTTTTTTGTTCGGTTAAATTCTGTATACCATTTTCTAAAAATTCAACTAATTTTATTTTTTCATAATCAGGTAAATTATTTAAAGATGCATAACTAGGACTCCATGCATAATAAAAATCAATATGTTCTGATGTTTTTATAAAATCATTTTCTTTCATAAATTTGATAAAATCAAAAATATGGTATGCATTCCAAATAGTAGTAGTATATTGAAAATTATATTGTAAACCAAATCCACCTTCATATGGGGACTTAGGATTAAAATATTTTTGTATTGTTTTTAGATTTGTTATGAATTTATCATGTAAAAATCCTATTCTTTGATATTCACCCACTTCCCCTATCCCATCACATGATATAGATAAAAATACTCTATCAAATCCTTTCCATAATTCAACTAAACTATTTTCATCATATGTGATTACTGATAAATTTGTATTATAATGAATACTCAATGGTCTTACATTACCCCAATGCTGTTCTATAACTGGCATTGTATCATAAAGATGTTTTAATACTTTATAATGTTCCGGCATTATTAGGGGTTCGCCACCTGCAAAATAAAAACTTTTGATATTCTTTAAATGTGGAATCAAGTCTTCAACGATTGTATCAGAAACTTTCATTACCTTAGTTCTACCTTTATCAGTATAGTTATGTATTTTTTGGGAATCTTCATACCAATTGGATGAAAAATCATGATTACACATTCTACATTTAAAATTACATAGGTTTGAAAAACGAATATCTATATGTTGGAATTGAGAATCAACCGAATAATCTTCGTTCACTTCCGGCATTTTCCATAACTTATTTTTATTAAAATCAGTACGAGGAGAGTGATTGTTTAAATCTTCTTTTTTATAACAAACATCACATACTTTATTTCGTTTACCTTCTAACATATCTTTACGAAGCTCTTTCATTTGAGATGAATTAAATGCTTCTTCAATAGTTAAGGTTTTTAAATCCAATGGTTCATCAAATCCACTTGCTATACAGCAGGGTTTCATTTCTCCCTTTGGTTCTGAATATAGATGAACAAATGGTAATATACAAGTTGTGTTACTCACTATATTTTTAATTTTAATTTTGTGATTTCTTTGGATTCTATGCCATATCTCTCACATGTATACTTAATATGTTCTCTACCTTCCTTTGTTGAATATAGTATTTCTAAATACTCTTCAGCCTGTTTTGTAGAACATTGGTAATCCTTTGCAACTAATTCAACTAACCATTTTTCATAGGTATCTTCTTTTTTACCCTTTACATATCTAAGGTAATATTTTCCTTTTGGGATAATGCCAATTAGTGCTAAATATAATTGTTTGGGTTCTAATATTTCCGTATAAGGTTGTATCTCTGAAATAACCGATATCCAATCTGGGTTCATTGAGATAAAACGATGTACCATATAATTAGACCAAGTCTTTTTATCTGCATCATCTAACTTATCCCAATACTTTGGGTCTTGTTCAGTTGTAATTGCTTTGATATGGTCGAATAGTGATTTGGTAGCCATTATTCTTGTTCTACTTTTAGACCGGGAGGTAATACTTCATTAAGAACTTCACCACACTCCCCACATAGAAATAATTCTACGGGTAGAACTTCATCCTTTGGTTTACCTGTTAATAACTTAGATATTTTTCTAAATCCAAATCCTTGTACAAAAACTTCACCACCACATTTGTTACATGCGATTGATGTTGTTTTTTCTAATGGGATTTCAACTTCATCATTTTGTCCACCAATTGGTTGACCACCTGCTCCTAAAATTTGTGCCATATTATTTTAT